TATAATAATCATACCACGCTTGGCTATATTGAGTTATCTCTTGTAAATCTTCTTTTGTAAGACTTTGGTCAATCTTCATTAATTCCATAATAGGAAGGGTCTTAATCTCTCCCCAATAGAAACAATCTTTAAAGAATGGGTCTTCAGTATAGCTATACACAATATTAGCAGGGTCAACGTATGAAACCTCAACACCTGTCCCTAATAAAAACTCGTGCTTAGCTACACCAATACCTACAACAGCAATGTCGTAGTCTATTCTTTTTCTAATATCGTCATAGTGATTCTCATCAAATATGGTATTGATTGCTTCTTCTTCTGCAATCTCAATAGCAGGCTTATACTTAAGCTGCATATATAATGATAATTCTTCGTCAGTTTCAGGAAGCTCCTCAGGGTCCATCATAAAAGTATCAACGCCTGTCTTTTCTTTGATGGTGCTTAATATATCTTTTGATACCATCTGAGCCTCAATCATATCTTGATACTTGCTTCTCTTAGCTTGAGACATTGCATCTTGTGCATAGGTCTTAACTTTAAAAAGTCTATCAGACATACCATTTACAACAATGTCAATGAATTTAGGAAGGATAGGGACCGGTGTCCAATCTAAGTTTAAATGAGATAAATCACCATCAATAGCAATTTCATTTTTATATTTTGCAATAGATTGTTCTCCACGTGCATACAATCGTAATCTACGGAAATCTCTCCATTGGCTATAGTATCTACAGGCGTTTCCATCTTTACGAAACCATTCATATTGGATGGCCTGACCCACTTGTAAACCAAATGTGTCAGATGCCTTTTCTGCGTCAGTAGCTAACTGACTTGGAAAGGACACACTATTTATTTCGATTGCTACATTTTTCATCTAATCAATTGACTTGTTTTTCCTTCATTGCTATATTTAGCGAAGTTAATAATTAATTTCGATTCTTTTTTCTCAGGCACATACAAATGCTTCTGATTAGCCATTATACATAATCCCGAGCTAATAGAGGCGTCAAACTTTGTTCTGTCGTTAATGTCAAACTTTGCCCAATCCTCAAGTGTTCTTGTGAATGGCATTGTTCCCATCTCCTCAGGGTCTCTATATTTTCCCTCTAAATCTAACCCAACAAACTTCTCAATATAAGACTCAATGGCAGAAGCGTGCGCTTGCTTAACATCTTCTGATGAGTTTGGAATACCTCCTAACTCACGCTCAGTCTTAGTTAATTTAGCCATCTGCTTGTCCGGTCTATTAATAGAAAAGCCTCTATATCCCCTATTTTTAATATGGTATAAAAGCCTTGGTTTATTATTCTCCACTAAGATAGGCATTCCGTAGAATATACAAGCCATCAAAACCTCTTCAAAGAATATCTCTGCCGTCTGTGGACGAGCAACATACTCTAAAAAAAACTCATTCACAGGCGCATCGTCCATATGAAACTTGGTCATACCGTGCAATGCACCATTAGAACCACGTCCACCTACTACGGCTGATATATCATACGAGTCACAACCAAATGAGCCAAGGTGCTCATTGCCGGGATATTTAATTCCGTTGCGTATGTGCACATTATTCTGCATATGTTTTGGTGGTGCCCAACTAATAAGAAATCTACCACGTGTATCAGGTGTCCATATTACTTCAGTATCTCTTATGCCATCTCTCCAAGAGAATGACCCACGAGTTAAATAATGCTCTTTAATCATTGAGTCATTGTAATCAATCTGCTGATATAACTTAGTTAAATTAAATAGTGATTGCTTGCTTTCATCTCTAAATGCGTGAGACTCTGTTCTTGGAAACTGACGATAGAACTCGTTCAGTGCGTCAGCGTCACTCTTTAAAGAGTCAACCTCAGCTTCCCAATAGTCAATGGCTCCGTTTTTAATCCAATTGCCATCAACGCCCATTAAAGGCTCTTCAGGCTTACGGAACACGGGATGACCATATCTATCAATAAAGCCTTCCATATTCCACTCCATAGGGATGAATATGGCATACAAGCCACTCTTAGTCTGTCCGTTGGCATTTCTATTTTTTACATTAGACTGCTCATAAATATCTTTAAAGTTCTGCCCTCCTCGTGACAAGGCATTTGAAGTAGAGCCCATCATACACTTGCCTATAATCTTGCTACCCAAACGAAGACAGGTTTTAGTTACACGCCAATTCTCTTTAATGTTTACAGGGTTAGTCCACTTACCACTCTCATCGTGCGCTAAGAATAATAGTTTCTCTCCATCATAAGAGTTGTCGTCTGTATTCTTCCAATCTATTGTAGTATCAAGTCCGTCAATTTCATTGTCGTCAGACTCGTACATATTTTTCTTAGTAATCTTTGCAGCAGGAACTCTAAAGGCCAACTCAGTCTTTGGCTTGTCCATACCGTCCATAATAGGTTTAAAAAAGAATGGAAGCCTACTATTAATAGGCACAACCTTATCGGTGAACATCTTTTTAGCATCAGCACCCGTCTTAGACAAGATACCTATACGTGCGTCACGTGCGAGAGTGCCTATGTTCACACACTCTGACGATGACATAAATGAGAATCCCGAACGTCTAATCTTAAGATAGACCATCCCAAATGACCTTGGGTCAGCACGACAAGCCTCCCAAAATATCCAATAGATTCTGTTGGCCTCACGAAAGTCAGGATAGCCCACGTCAATGCTTGACCATTGCAAGTACATATAGTGAGAACCTGTGATATAGGTTTTGACTCCGTTATTCATAAACCAAAAACCTTGCTCACGGTAGTCAAACTCTTTCTCAATATAGTCTACCCATCTGTCTTTAAACTCTTTTGGCTTTTGATTCCATTGAAATATGGATTGTATCTTGGCTAACTCACGGGGTAAATCTTGACGCTCCCAATACTGTTCAGCCTTAGCGGAGTGTCTTTGAAGACACTTATCAGGAGTTGAAGGAAGTGCTATGCGCAATCCTTCTATCTCTATTATATCCCCTATTTGTCCTGTCTTTGAAATAACAACAACGTCATATTGGTCATTGTATCCATATAGCCACGACCTCACTCTATTCTTGTTAGATATGACGGCTGCCGGTATGTAATCTACAAGTACACGGCACAGACTATTGTTTTGACCTTCTTTCTGCAAATCCTTGTTTTGTATCTGTTTTACTTATTCCTCTGTCTGCGGAGTCAAGATTTTCTTTCTCCGCTTCTATTCTACTTAATATTTCAAAGGCGTCAAATATAGCTAACTTCTTAGCTGCTGCTGCATTCTTCATCTTGTCTGCAGACACGTCACCATTATCTGATTCTGTATTGATAATGTCCTCTTCTGCTACCTTAACAAGATGATTAACAGCTTTATATCCTGCCTCTATAATTCTTAATTTTATTGTTTTTGTATCACTGCTCATAACTTCATTGTTATTTGATGGTCATACATTCTATATAATTTCTCATTGTCTACCGTAAACTCATATTCACTATCAGGGCTGAAGCATATCATATCTCCTTCCTTTATGCCACGCTCAAGCAGATATTCATTAGGATATTTCATTAAACCAACGAGAGGCTCGTTGGTAAATGGCTTTTTGATATAACTTTCAGTTGCAGGGACAGGCTTGACAAAGCAAAACCTATCATAAGCGTTCCACGTGGAACCTTTTTTATACATAAAGAATTGCTCGGTCTCAATAAAGAATAAGTCATCTTTAAAAAATGACTTGCCACTTTTTTGTCTACCACGCATATCGTTATAGAACTTAAATACGTTATGATGTACAAGTAGTATATCTCCGGGTTCAATGGGTCCGTTGTAGCCCAATGGTAGTTCAACGACCTCTGCAAATCGGTTGGAGAATTTGTGGTCCTCCTCAGAGGTGCTGACGATAAAGTCAATGCCTCCTATCTCTTTTGTATTATCGTACCTTTTTCCATTAACCGGCTTGGCTATGAAATAGAATGGCGACCTCATTAGATGTTAATGTTATATTCAATGGATATAGGAATGGTGGAGGTGAACTCTTTCCAAAGCACCACCTCCGCCTTCTCATTGATAATGTAAATCTGAATAGATTCTTTCTCAGGATTAATCCTGATTAGATGAATTTCGTTACTATCATTGAGGATTTTCTGCCCTACAATATAATGCATAGCACCACCCTTGTAGTCAGGCCCTATTGATATTTTACGAATGTCCATTATAATTCCTCCTCAGCTTCTTTTTCATTAAATGTAATGCCACTTGTCCACTGTTCAAGGAAAATAAGATTCTCTAAACCTTGTGGGTTAATAACCTCAATAGGTTTAAACTCAAATTCTTTTTCATTTAAAGTCTCAATATCCTTACTTAGCTTTTTAACACCTTCTTTATTAAACTTGTATTCTCCTTTTTCATCAGTTATAAGGATTCCTTTATCATCAGTTGCAGCATTATCTAAACGCAGTTCTTCACGTTGCTTGTTGTATTCCTCGTGAAAAGGCTTTATTTTCTCATACAACTTAAATAGTTTTTTCTGAACTTTTGTCTCCTGCCCACCAATAACGGCATTAATAGAAGCCACTAAAATGTTTAGGTCTTTGTACTTTTTTTTGTTTTCCATTTGATTAGATTTTAATATTAACGTACCTAAGGTACGCTAATGTAAAAGTAATGAATAAATATTGAACTAAGAAATAGTTTCTTCTACAATTGGTTCAGGCTCAGGAGTAGGTTCCTGAGATACAGGAGGTACATAATCACCTGTGATTGTTACATCAATTTGAGTAGCTACCCAATTGTAAGCATACTCATTTGTTGCCCAACCAACGTAATCTTCGCCTGTCATTGTTAAGTTACCTTGTTGTAATTGACTTTGAGTGTCGCTTAAAAGTGCATAGTAAAAAGTAGCTGAATTGCTTAGATTGTCATTAATACAATAAGCGTTAAGGATTATTGCCGTTCCTAAGTTTAGTGGGAATACCACAGGTTGAATTGTTTTCA